GTCTTAATGTTTACACCGTTATAGATCGCGCACATCGTATCGCGTGTGGCATCGCTAACCGTTGGCGAGTGTAGCGGAATTGTCAAAGCGTTTGGATACACCCTGGCGAAAGCCCTAGATCGGATGTAGTCATCAGCTTGTTGCTGAGCATCGGCGGCATTGTGCAAGGTGGTTGATTTTGACCCTACCAATCGGCCATACAAATCTTGACTTGTAGGGTCCTCGGCATAAACAGTACCGGCGCGATAAGCAATTTCAATGTAATTATAGATTTCGCCCCATTGAGCATCTTGAGTCAATCCGGCAGCCAATAAATCATTAGCAGTTAAAGTGACCGGTGTTTCTAAGGCTCTTGCCGCAAAATCCGAGTAGTGGATCGCCCCAAGTCCATCCTCCCAAAGCACACCTCGCCCCGAGTTTGCCGCCTCTTGAGCCAGTGTCCAGGCATTTGTCGCGCCATCGTTGTAGGCCTGTAATTCGTATTGCCCCGGCACATCCACGTTGGCAGCCAAACCATCAACTAGTGCTTGGGATGTGGCATCGTAATCAGTCCAAGAAATTGTGTTGGGCGCATTCGTCCAGCTAGTAGTGCCTTGCAATTCTTGCCAGGTTGTGATGAAAGCATCATAGAGAATGTTGTAAACCCGAGTGCCGTCAAACTCTTTTGCGTAGTTGAGCAGACCCGCATCACGCTTGTTAAGCAAAGCCAATGGCCCAACGGCTGTAACGCTATAAATCGCGATTGAGCCATCTGCCCCGTAGGCATCAAAACTTATCTGAATGTCCGAGATCGTTCCAGTGAAAATTGTTTGTGTGCCTGATGTGCCTTTTGCTATTTCAATTTCAACCGAGTCCGACAACTCAATGTCCAATGGGTTGTCGCCATCTGTCCAAAATTTCATACTGGCAAAAGCAGCTGACGGTTGTTCCAATACATCGCGGCGACCATAGTTAATTTGAATACTGCTCAAAGTGTTATCGGATAGCACCACAGTTTGATCGACAGTAACCGTTGGATACGGGTCATACTTAACCGTCACAACGATGCCCCGACTAGGTTAATCGCGCCAGTTCGCCTGGATGAATTTTGCAATAATCGCTCAATGGATCGGCGAGCAGATTCAGCGTCAATTACGCCGTTCATGATTACGGTCACGCCTTGGCCAGATCCATTTTCTGGGCGAATAGATCCCGAGCCTGATGGCACAAACACTTCAGGGCCAAACTCGCCTACACGGTAGGCACTGCCAGCCATGACCGATCCACCAGCTGCTCGTGATTCTCTAAACGTGTTTGGCAGTGCAGGCAACCCACTGGCAAAACCTGCTTTACCCTCGCCAATTTGAATCGTGTCTAACAATTTACCGCCAAATGATTTGGCATTTCTGTAAGCATTTGACACCGCGTTGATTGCACCCGCGACGTTATTTAACACATTAGCAAATGTTTGCAAAGTGCTGGTCGACCCTTGTGCATCGGTACTAGTCAACGCCTTAAACAAATTACCAAAACTGGTAGCCAAATTGTTTAGGGCTAAACCTAAGTTATATCCGCCAGCACCTTGGCCGTCATAAGTTCCAGCCAATTCTCTTGCCCGTTCAGATAAACTTTGCGGATCTTTACCAGCAAAAGCGGCAGCCACGAAGTTAGCCTGGGTGACAACGTCTTTAAATACCGGCAAAAGTCTTTCGCCCATTGTTGTTTTAAGGTTTTCAAGCTGAGCGCGTAGGATTTTTTGCTGGCCAGCCATTCCATCAGAGGTTCTAGAAAAATCACCTTGGGCATCCGTAGTTTGGTCAAGGATAACTTCATAAGCTGCCAGCGACTTGGCTTGCACATCCAATGCGCCCTTGCCGTCATAAAGGCCCATCTCCATTGCCTTGGCCTTAAGGGTTGCATCATTAAGCAATACACCGTATTTGCGGATCGGTTCAGATTCTCCACGCAATGCAGCACCAATGGCGTTGATAGCATCCTCGGCGTTTGTGTTGTAAAACGATCCAAGATCTGCTGCCAAAGTAGTTGCACTCTTAGAAAACTTTGAAAGATCCTTGCCGGTCAGACCTGATGCTTTGCCAAATGTCGCAAAAGTGCTGGCGGCGTTAAGGGCTTCCTTTTGAGTGAGTCCCAGTGCTTTGTCAGCAGTCTTTGAAAATGCTTGTATTTCATCAGATACATCACCAAAGATAACTTCGGCTTTGCTTACTTCCTCGTTTAGATCGCTGGCAGCTTTAACGCCATCGATCCCAAACTTTGCAACCATCACCCCGGCTGCGGCAGCTGCTACGGCAAAAGCTTTGGCCATCTTTTTAGAGTAATCACCAATTTTATTGGAAAAATCTTTTGTATCTTTTTCCGCGGTTTGTAAACCTTGACCAAACTTGGCAACATCTGCAAGCAGATTGAGTTTCATCGTCCTTACGTCAGCCACTGGTCCGACTCCATTCTCCGTACACGGTGCCAACTGCTTGTTTCCATCGGCGAGTAATTTCAGGCTGCAAGGCTTTTAAGGTAGGGAAAATCCAATAACCTCTATTGCCTCGACCCTCACGAGGAGTACGAGCTGGAAACTTGTAACCGCCATTCGGGAAATTGCCAGCCGATCCAAAAGTATTTCGATCAGATCCAAACTCATTACCAAACAATAGAATGCCAGCATTTGCGCCACCCGATACTCGGCCACGCGACCCACCGATTGTCACATTAGGTATTCGATCTTTATTTGCTCTGACTGTGCTTGCAACGATGGCGGTTTGGGCTGGCATAGGTGAGCCAACGTATCCAGCCATTTTGATTGCCCCGGCAGTCCAGGCACTAATGCTAGCCACATCGTCTTTTAAAACCTTTTTGCTATCATCATCCATCTTGTTGAGTGCTTTCAATAAGCCTCTAAGATCTCTAAGGTCAGGTTGGATTTTAATGGTTGATCTAGTGTCAGCCATGTCCATTCCTTTCCTTAATCAGCGTGACTGCTGTTTGTATGTCTGCGAGCGACCAGTCCATAAGGTCGGCTAAGGGTATGCCGGTCGAAACTGCGACCTTAACCAGCAAATCCCTTAACTCTCTTTTGGGCTTTCCTCGACCACCTCAAAGGTTTCAAACTCATTGGTGACCCATGCTTGCTGATTTGGCATTTTTGTATGGCCTTGGGCCTTGGCGGCCTTGTAAAGCATACAAGTAATGACATCCAATGAACCTTGGCTCATCTTTTCAGCTGCTTGGCTGACTGTGTAACCGAGTTCTCTTTCAATTTCGATCCAAAGCCAAGCCGAGTCATCGCTCACTATGTAATTAGTGCCCTGTTTTGTAGTTACTTCGTATTGCATAATGGTTGCCCTGTTCTGCTAGTTACGCTCTGGCGACTGTGCCATCCTCAACAACAAAGCTGAGGCTGGTAGTCAATACGTCAGTGGCCGCGCCACCAACGGTTGGAAATACTGGGAATACGTTGCCAGTAAATGTGTCACCGTTTACATCAAATGAGAACGCCAGCGATGTGTCGGGTGCGGAGTTAGCCGCATCCCAAAGCGCGCTGATGATTCCAGCTGATGATGAATCGTCCAGGTATAGTTCGACATTTAGTGTGGCGGTCTTATCTACGGTCTTGTAGGCGCGACCAGATAGCACTTCAAGTACCTGCTGGTTGTTTTCGCGTTCAAGTGTAACAGTTGATGCCTGATCTGCGTATGACACCGAGTTGATGCTCAAGGTCAGATTCCGACCAGTTATGTATGTTGCTGGCATGACTTGCCTTTCTAGTTGGTTGTGACCATCTCGATGTTGAGTTGGCTGATTAACATATCGGCGTTTCCGATTTGTTGGACTGTGGGTTGTGACCATCCACCCAAAAATGAGATGTTATTGGCTAGTAGATCCGTGACACTAAAAATCAAAGTTTCCAAGTTGGCCAAGGCCGCTTGGTTGTCAGCTGCGTTGACGATCACTGTGATGTCGAATCGTACATTGCATCGAGCGCCGCCAATGGCTGACACTGTGATGTAAGGCGATCCCGGCACAAGCACAATGGCAGGTGGCGTGATGTTTTCATTCGGGTATGAGTAAACTACCCGACCAGCAGCTGCGAGAGTTGTGGCAAGGTTAGCCCGGTATGTGGCGAGATTACCCAAGGTAACCCCTCGTATCCAGGTGCTTGCCTAGTAGGCCAGATACCCGAGTCAGCATTGAGCGACCCAATCGGTATGGCGCTGGAGATTGAAAGTCAACACCTTGCTGGCCAAGTGTGCCAGTGCGTGTGATCCAGATGTCGCAGGCAACGGCCAAAGCCGCTTCGCGTACCTCTGGGGTGGTGTCGTACAAAGTGGCTTGGCTGGTCAATACTGCTCGGCCAGTTGGGATTATGTTGCGGCGGATTATGTCTGCGTTGGTGATTGCAGCTGTAAAGTATGGCTCGCCTGGGCCAGTGTATGAATCTATTACTGTGCGCGATCCATTGAATGGTGATCCGCATCCTGTGACCGTCAAAGCCTGACCAGCAACAAAAGTGTTGTCGTAGCAATAAAAGGTTGCCACATTGCCTGAAAGTGATACGGACTTAATAGCCACATCATCAAATATTAAGTAACTTAAAATTATGTTTTCTGCGGAGTCTGCAACGGCTTGCACAATGGAATCGGCGTATATATCGCCAATGCCTAGCACTGCTTTGAGTTCGCTCAAAGTTATCAGGGCCACGACTTACTCCAATCTAGTTAAGGGTGTGTGGGGGACACAGGGCCGCATCCCCCACACTTTTGTTGAACGATCCCTAGGCGATGTTCAAGCGGCGGATGCCGTCTGCTTGCTTCACTGCAATGGCCATGTAGCCATATAGGGAGATGCGAACCTGACCTGTTTCAATCAAGTTGACCTGCAAGCGAGTTGTTGGTGATTCGTATACGCTCACGCAATCTGGAGCAATGATGAACGCACTGTCATCTGCCCAAGTTGTTGCAGTGATGTATGGATCTACATACAAGTTCAAGCCTTGAATGTTGCCCTCAGCTGCGCCCGGTGCAAGTGCGCCCGGTGCGTTTTGTACGTTGTAAGCGGTGTATAGCGGACGGTTTGAGCCATCTACTGCACCCATTAGGCCACCCCAAACAGCGGTGTTAGCAACAATGTTGCGAGCCTTCTTTGCAGTGTTCTTGTAAAGTGCGGCTGATTCAGTTCCAACGTAGGAAGTGAAGCCAACTGCACTTGCAGCAACGCCAGTTGATGCTGTGCCTTGTGCGACAAACTGAGCAAGAAGTGCTTGGTCAGTTGCCTTTGCATAGGCATCATTCATCTGGGAAAGAAGCAATGAGAGAAATTCAGGACTTGAACGGTCTAGAAGTTCCCAACTTACGTCATTACGGCCAGCGAACTTGTTTACAGTCACTGTTAGGTAATCGGAAGTCATACCTGTTTCGGATGGGCTTTGGTTTTCGTCAGTGTCAGCCACAGTTGGGGCAGTTCCCAATTTAGGAATAGTGAATGACATACCTGAACTAACTAGTGATTCGCGGCGCACTGCGTTGATCGCTGGTCGGTCAGAGATTGTGTTTGTCACAAACTCGTTTAGGTGCTGTGGCAAAGTTAGGCCAGTGTTTGTACTGGTGTCGTCATCCGCAGCACGAACGTACATTTTGGAATCATCATCGCCCATAGCGGCTTTGATGGAGTGATCTAGGTAGCTGATGCCATCTACGATCGGTGAGCGTGGCTTAGTAAATGCCACTGGT